AATGTGATAATGCTTAATGGTTTTAACAAGCAAAAACTATCTTTCTTCACAGGCGGAGCAACAAGATTTGACAAAGCAGAAGATAAAAGACTTATGACTTCTATCGATGTTTATGAATCAGATTTTGGCTCTATGCAGGTAATACCTAACCGTTGGATAAGAAAAACTAACGGAACTGCGGCTAAAAGAGGACAAGATGTACTATTGCTTGATACGGACTTTTGGGCTGTGTCTTTCTTGAGAGATTTCAAATTACAGAATCCTGCACAAACTGCTGATGCAGATCAGAGATTCTTAGTAGTTGAATATACTCTTGAAGCAAAGAACGAAGCATCAAGTGGTATGGTTACAGACGTAACTACATCATAATAATATGTTGTTTGGGGTGTAGCCTTTAAAAAATACATCCCATTCAACCAACTAATATTGAAGCTCATACAAGGCATTGGGCGGAACAATAGAGGAAAAAAAAATGAGAACACTTAACGATTATTTCTTAACTGTCAAAATGAGTGATGTATCAACTGCTGGTTCAGTATATGTCGCTGTACCTGACGGTGGGAGAGTAATTAAAATCACTTCAGTTTTAGGTGGAACAATAGCAACTGCTGATTCTGTTATTACAGCAAAAGTTGGTTCTACTGCTATGACTGATGGAACTATAACATTAGCTTACTCAGGTTCAGCAACAGGAGATATAGATACTTGCGAACCTACTGCGGCTAACACTGTATCGGAGGGAGATTATATTACATTGACGACAAGTGGTGCGTCAACGAATACTCATACTGCCGACTTTACAATTGTTATAAGAAGATAATTTAACATAGGGGGGATCTTGCCTAGCGGTACTTCCCCCCACAAATTAAATAAGGAGAAAAAAAAATATGGCTTATAATTACGGATTAGCTCCAGGAACAACGCACAAAGTTTCACCAAGTGGATCTAGTGCTGCAACATCAACTGCATTTAATGCAGATACAGTGTTCGTTAGAGTAGTAGCAACTGCTGCGATGAATATTAAATTTGCTGCATCACCGACTGCTGTCGCTACGGATTTATATATCCCTGCTGCAACAATAGAGATACTTAAAGTACCTGAACAAGGTGTGAAGTTTGCTGCAATTGGCACTGGTGATTGCTATATTACTGAAATGTCCTAATGGGTAATTTACCCAAATATGGGGTAAATAATTATCATAAAAGGACTAAAAAAAAAAGACCAGGTCGTCATGCGAAAGTATGTTCAAAACGAATACCAAAAAGAAAAAAAACTAGAGGTCAAGGCAAATAGATGAAAGAAACAGAGATTGATGGTTTAAAAAGAACTGATTTTATTAGCGATGAAATGGAAAAGAAAATCGTTATTAAAGAACAACTTAATATTAATCCTCACCTTAAAACCAATAAAGAACTCTATACTAAAAATGATGGCTACAACAAAGACAGAACTTTAAAAAGAGTGGCTTCTATTCCTATTTTAGCATTACAGATTTGGGCTGAAGAATATAACGGTGATAATAATTGGTTCAGTCTTCCTAAAGTTATTCAAAATAAAATTCTAAAAAAGAAATTGAATAGTAATGAATATCAATATTTTAAAACTGCACAAGGAAATTTATAATGGCATTATCCACATATACAGAATTAAAAACATCCATAGCAAATTGGCTAAATCGTTCTGATTTAACCGATGAGATTTCTGATGATTTTATTAAATTAGTTGAATCCGAATATAATTCTAAATTAAGAATTAGAAAGATGCAGACTACAGATTCTGCCTTTTCTGTTTCAGCAGAAACGGTAGCTTTACCGACAGGATTTTTACAAGTCAGAGATTTTTATATTGTTCAAGGAGCTGTTAAAAAACCTTTAATTTATACAACTCCATCTCAAATGGATTCTATCTACGCAAGTTCTACTTCTGGGACACCGCAACGCTATACGATTATAGGAGATAATTTTAGATTTGCTGCAACTCCTGATACGACTTACACAGCAACTTTAAATTATTATAAAGCTATTACTGCTTTATCTGGCTCTGATCCCACAAATTATATTTTAACTAATCATCCAGGTATTTATTTATATGGTTCCCTTTATCATGCCGCTAATTTTTTAGGAGGTATTGAACCAACGAAATTACAAAATTGGTTAAGACTTTATACATCAGGAATGGAACGACTAGAAAGAAACGACAAAGAAGACACTTGGAGTGGTTCACCTTTACAACAGCGTTCTGATGTAACAGTTGCTGCACCTTTTCAAAGTAACAATGTAGCAATTCTAACCAATAACAGTTAGGACTATAATGCAATTACCTTTTGGAGAATGGCTACCAGATCAACCTAAGTTTATGAATCCTGGTGCGAATGTAGCAAAGAATGTTTATTTTGCTGCTAGAAGTTATAAACCTTTTCCTTCCTTAACTACTTATAGTTCTAATAATATTGGAGCTTTATCTAAAGCAGCAGGTTCATTTCGATCCACTGATAATACTAGCTATAATTTTGCTGCAACTAAAACAGACATTTATCAATTATCTTCAGGAACTTTTACTTCAAGAAAATCAAGTTTAACCGGAGGCGATACCGATTATTTTACTTTTACTCAATTTGGAGATTATCTCATTGTTAGTAATGGAGTGGACACACCCCAATATTATTTAATGGGAACTTCAACAAACTTTGCTAATCTTTCAGCGATTGCAACAGATGGTACTCCTCCTTTATTCAGAACATCAGGAGTGATAAGAGATTTTTTAATAACAGGAAATATTAGTGGAGCAACTAATAGAGTTCAATGGGCAGGAATTAATGATATTACCACTTGGACAGCAGGATCAAAACAAGCCGACTACCAAGACTTACCAGGATCAGGCGGACAGATTGTAGCGATTACGTCTGGGGAGTATGGTTATATTTTTAGACAAAATGAAATTGTTCGTATGGATTATGTGGGTGGCTCAACCGTATTTAGATTTTCTGTGGTTTCACCAAACAGAGGTGCAGTTTATGGAAAAACAGTTTGCCAAGATAATAGAAGGGTTTTCTTCTATGCCGATGATGGTTTCTTTGAAGTGCAAGGAGATAACATCAAACCGATTGGAGCTGAAAAAGTTAATCGTTTTTTTGATATAGATTTAGATAAAGCCTTTTCAGATCGAATCGTAGCTGCGGTTGATCCTTTTAATACTTTAGCCATTTGGTTATACCCAAGTGCAGACAATCAAGCGAATACCACAGGAATTTGTGATAAATTATTAATTTATAATTATATTACCGAAAAATGGTCTTTTGCTAAAGCAACGGCTAGTACCATCTTTTCTCAATTCGTTGGAGCTTATACAGTAGAAACAATGGATTTAATATCCTCAAACTTAGATAATATTAATATTGCTTTAGATACGGCTTTTTGGTTAGGAGGACAAAGATATTTAGGAGCTATCGATGGAGATTATAAGGCGGCTATTTTTTCTGGTAACAGTAATGATGTGGAAATTGAAACAAAAGAAATTGAGTTGTTTCCTGGATTAAGATCAGATATAACGGAAGTCAGACCCATTGTAGATGCAACGGCAACGGTTGCAATTACAACAAGGGAACGATTAGCAAACGATGCTACTACATCTTCTTATAGTTCAATGGTAACCAGCGGTTCAGTACCAGTAAGATCATCAGGAAGATATGTTAGGGCGAATGTTAAAATTGCTGCAGGATCAACTTGGACTCATGCACAAGGTGTTGATTTTATTGCATCAAGAGCAGGACAACGATAATGGCTACAGATATTAATATAGACAATATTCGTTATAGTATGGAACACCAAGAGTTCTTTCAAAGACAAGTAGAAGAAGCGGTAAATGTTTTAATAAATAAAAATAATGACGAAAATGCTAAAGCGTTTTCATGGTTTATAGATTAAATAAATGACAACAAATATAAAAGATTACTCAACAACCCAAGCCGATAATACATCACTTAATACCATTAATGTAGCAGAAGGAATGTTACCTAGTAATTTGAATAATGCTTTAAGAGCATTAATGAAAAATACTAGAGATTGGTTTAATGATTCGCAATGGGTTCAATACGGAGATGGTAATGCAAGTGTAACGTATGCGTATGCTTCAGCAACTTCTTTTACCATAGCAGGAGTTGATGTAACTTCTCAATATCATACAGGCAGAAGAATTAAAATTACTGCACCGACACCTGGAACTATTTATGGAACGATTTCTACTTCATCCTTTTCAACAAACACAACAGTCAATGTAACTTGGGATTCAACTTCATTATCTAGTGAAGCCATTACTTATGTTTATTTGGGAGCTTTATCAAAAACTAATACTTCCTTACCGACTGGAATTTCAGCAACGAATATTGCTAACGGCACAGTA